TCATAAATTCCACCAGTAATTCTTGCATTACCCTGAACATGTAGTTTTTGTGTTGGACTTGTGGTTCCTATACCGATATTTCCACTATAAGCACCTAAACTTATTGTTCCATCAGCATTTACATCAATACTTGGAATACCAGAAACATCATTAACTGAGAAAATAGAACCTGATGTTAAGTTATTTGTAATAGAAAATAACTGACCAGCACTACCTTCCCAACTTAATGTTCCACTATTAAGTTCATATGCTTTTTGAGTAATATGTTGTCCTGTGGAAGACCCAGCAGCAACTAAAAGATTACCAAGAACATGTAGTTTTTGTAGTGGATTTGTGGTTGCAATACCTACATTACCAGAAACATAAGCACCACCAGTAACCTGAAGTGGTTGTGATGCTGTTCCTGTAGATGTTGCTGCACCAACTATAAAAGTAGAATCATCTTTGAATAGGAAATTAGCATTTCCTGTTGCTGTATTAGAAGCATTTTTATATACAATTTGATTTGCAGAACCTGCAACAGGTCCAGTAAGACCTTGAGCACCTTGTGCTCCTGCAGTTCCTTGTGCACCTTGAGCACCTGCAGTTCCTTGAGCACCTGCAGTTCCTTGTGCACCTTGTGCTCCTGTAGAACCTGTAGAACCTTGTGCTCCTGCAGTTCCTTGTGCACCTTGTGCTCCTGTAGAACCTGTAGAACCTTGTGCTCCTGCAGTTCCTTGAGCACCTGCAGTTCCTTGAGCACCTGCAGTACCTTGAGCACCTGTAGAACCTGTAGAACCTTGTGCTCCTGCAGTACCTTGAGCACCTTGTGCTCCTGCAGTACCTTGAGCACCTTGAGCACCAACAGAACCTTGTGCTCCTGCAGTACCTTGAGCACCTTGTGCTCCTGCAGAACCTTGTGCACCTTGAGGTCCTTGGAATCCCTGGAATCCTTGAGCACCTTGAGCACCTGCAGAACCTTGAGCACCTTGTGGTCCTTGAGGTCCCCTAACACCAGTAAGAGTAATAGTCCAAGAAGATGCTGTAGTAGTTCCTAAGTTATAATCAGCAGCAATTGCAAATGTAGTTCCTCCGGTAATTGTAACAATACCTTCAAAAAGATTTGCTGCAGTATTAATTGCTCTAACTCTATCACCAGTTACAAAAGCTCCCTGTTGGTTAGTTGTAAGGGTAATAGTACCTGTAGATGCTGGTGTTGCTGATGTAGTTGAGGTTACATTTGAATACCCAATACCTTGTGAACCTTGTGCTCCTGTAGAACCTTGTGCTCCTGTAGAACCTTGAGCACCTGCAGTTCCTTGTGCACCTTGAGCACCAACAGAACCTTGTGCTCCTGTAGAACCTTGAGCACCTGCAGTTCCTTGAGAACCTTGTGCTCCTGCAGTACCTTGAGAACCTTGTGCTCCTGCAGCACCTTGAGCACCTTGAAGTCCTTGGAATCCTTGAGCACCTTGTGCACCTGTTGCACCTTGTGCTCCCACAGCACCTTGAGCACCTTGTGGTCCTTGGAATCCTTGGGAACCTTGAGCTCCTACAGAACCTTGTGCACCTTGAAGTCCTTGGAATCCTTGGGCACCTTGTGCACCTGTAACACCTTGAGCACCTTGAGCACCTTGAGGTCCCTGGAATCCTTGGAATCCTTGATTACCTTGTGCACCAACAGCACCTTGTGCACCTTGAGGTCCTTGGAATCCTTGGAATCCTTGAGCACCTTGAGCACCCTGAGGTCCTTGGAATCCCTGGAATCCTTGAGCACCTTGTGCACCTTGAGGTCCTTGGAATCCTTGTGCACCTTGAGCACCCTGAGGTCCCTGGAATCCCTGGAATCCTTGAGCACCTTGTGCGCCTTGAGGTCCTTGGAATCCTTGTGCACCCTGAGGTCCTTGAGGTCCTTGAGGTCCTTGGAATCCTTGTGCACCTTGAGGTCCTTGTGGTCCCCTTGCACCTTGTGCTCCTGCAGTTCCTTGAGATCCTTGTGCTCCTGCAGTACCTTGTGCACCTTGTGCTCCTATTGCACCTTGAGCACCAACAGAACCTTGAGCACCAACAGAACCTTGTGCTCCTGCAGCACCTTGAGCACCTTGAGGTCCTTGAGTACCTTGAGCACCTGTAGAACCTTGAGCACCTGCAGTTCCTTGAGCACCTGTAGAACCTTGTGCTCCTGCAGAACCTTGTGCTCCTGTAGAACCTTGAGCACCTGCAGTTCCTTGAGAACCTTGTGCTCCTGCAGTTCCTTGAGCACCCTGAGGTCCTTGGAATCCCTGGAATCCTTGGGCACCCTGAGGTCCTTGGAATCCTTGGAATCCTTGTGCACCAACAGCACCTTGTGCACCTTGAGGTCCTTGGAATCCTTGAGCACCTTGAGGTCCCTGGAATCCTTGGAATCCTTGTGCACCTTGAGGTCCCTGGAATCCTTGGAATCCTTGTGCACCTTGAGGTCCTTGGAATCCTTGTGCACCTTGAGGTCCCTGGAATCCTTGGAATCCTTGTGCTCCTGCAGTACCTTGAGCACCTTGAGGTCCTTGGAATCCTTGAAATCCTTGAGCACCTTGTGCACCTTGTGCACCCTGAGGTCCTTGTGGTCCCTGGAATCCCTGGAATCCTTGAGGTCCTTGGAATCCTTGTGGTCCTTGGAATCCTTGAGCCCCTTGTGGTCCTTGGAATCCTTGAGCACCTTGAGCACCTTGAGGTCCTTGGAATCCTTGAGCACCTTGAGGTCCTTGGAATCCTTGAGCACCTTGAGGTCCTTGGAATCCTTGAGCACCTTGTGCTCCTGTTGCACCTTGTGCTCCTGTAGAACCTTGAGCACCTGTAGAACCTTGAGCTCCTTGAGAACCTTGAGGTCCCTGGAATCCCTGGAATCCTTGTGGTCCCTGGAATCCTTGTGCACCTTGTGCTCCTGCAGTTCCTTGAGCACCCTGAGGTCCTTGGAATCCCTGAAATCCTTGTGGTCCCTGGAATCCTTGTGCACCCTGAGGTCCTTGGAATCCCTGGAATCCTTGAGCACCTTGTGCACCTGCAGTACCTTGAGCACCTTGTGCTCCTGTTGCTCCCTGAGCACCTTGAGGTCCTTGGAATCCTTGTGCACCTTGTGGTCCTTGGAATCCCTGAAATCCTTGAGCACCTTGTGCACCCTGAGGTCCTTGTGGTCCCTGGAATCCTTGGTTTCCTTGTGCTCCTATTGCACCTTGTGCTCCTGTAGAACCTTGAGCACCTGTAGAACCTTGAGCACCTGTAGAACCTTGAGGTCCCTGGAATCCCTGGAATCCTTGTGGTCCCTGGAATCCTTGTGCACCTTGAGCTCCTGCAGTACCTTGAGCTCCTTGAGGTCCTTGGAATCCCTGGAATCCTTGAGCACCTTGTGCACCTTGGGGTCCTTGTGGTCCTTGGTATCCTTGGAATCCTTGTGGTCCTTGGAATCCTTGTGCACCCTGAGGTCCTTGGAATCCCTGGAATCCTTGTGCACCCTGAGGTCCTTGGAATCCTTGAGCACCTTGAGCACCTTGTGGTCCTTGGAATCCTTGTGCACCCTGAGGTCCTTGTGGTCCCTGGAATCCTTGGTTTCCTTGTGCTCCTATTGCACCTTGAGCACCAACAGAACCTTGAGCTCCTGTAGAACCTTGAGCTCCTTGAGAACCTTGAGGTCCCTGGAATCCCTGGAATCCTTGAGCACCTTGAGGTCCCTGAAATCCTTGAGCACCTTGAGGTCCCTGGAATCCTTGAGCACCTTGTGCACCTTGAGGTCCTTGTGGTCCCCTTGCACCTTGTGCTCCTGCAGTTCCTTGAGATCCTTGTGCTCCTGCAGTACCTTGTGCACCTTGAGGTCCTTGGAATCCTTGTGCACCTTGAGCACCTGTATCACCCTTATCTCCAGTTCTTGCAAATGTAATTAATACATCTGTATTTGAAAATGTAGTTACGCTTCCTGAAACATAAGCACAAGTGACATCATAGTAAGTGGTGTTATCAACTAATGATGCAATGGTATATAAAGCAAAATTTTCTGGTGAAAACTTATTAGAAACTTTAAAGTGTCCTTTAATGGTTGATGTAGAATCATCAATAGTTTGTAAAAATGAATCTAAATTAGTTGAGTTATCATCAGTATCATTAATGTATAAATGAAGTGCTGTTGAAATATTTGAATCACTAAATCTTAAGTTACCTGTTCCTGGATTTGAGTTAGATGTTGATGAATCAAAGGTATAATCAAAAGTTTCTCCTCCAAAGTTACCATCTCTACCTTGAGCACCTTGTGCTCCTGTAGCACCTTGAGAACCTTGAGGTCCTTGTGGTCCCCTTGCACCTTGGAATCCTTGAGCACCTCTTGGTCCTGCTGCACCTTGAACAGAATCATCAAGTGAAATATAATCTATTTGTGTATAGTGATTAGTATTGCCAGCAGATACATGATAAAGCCTTGCAGAAACAATACCTGCATTAATAAATGGAGCACTATCAATAACGCCAGGTTGGAATTGTGTCCAAGTACTTAATCCGCTATAAACTTGAACAGTTTCCCATGCAGTTGTGTTCCAGTTATAAAGGTCAACATCAACAGTATGTCCTGAAGATTGTGGATAATTGACATTTAAAGATAATCTATTGAATCTTACAACACTTGTAAATCCAACATTAACAATAAATCCTGGAGTAGTTGCAGTATCATAAACTCCAAAGAATCCACTAGTAGTGGTATAATCACCAAAAGATGTAACACCTACTGGGTCTGAATTGGTACAATTAAGATTTGCACAAGTTCCATAACTTGGGTCTTTATAAATTGAAGTTGGTAAATATACTGTTGTTTCTGGTGTAGGTCCTTGAGGTCCTTGATATCCCTGAACACCTTGTGGTCCTTGGAATCCCTGGAATCCTTGTGCACCCTGAGGTCCTTGGAATCCTTGAGCACCTTGAGCACCTTGTGGTCCTTGATATCCTTGTGCACCTTGAGCTCCTTGTGGTCCTTGAGGTCCAGTAGGTCCTACAGCACCAGCACTAATGGTAGTTTTGATATATGATTGTGTTCCATCCTCAAAATTAGTGGTTACTGTAATAGTTTGATTTCCTTGAGATGCTATTCTTATTGCATAAAGTTGGAAAATCAATCTATCAGTAATATTAAGTGTAGTTGCAGTTTGTGTAGTAACTGACCAACTATATTCAGTTAGAGTTGTATTTGTAAAATTCTCAGATAAAGCACTTGCAATAGTCGTAATACCAGTTCCATTAGATGCACATTTCTCAATAATCATATTGTATTGAACTGTTGCACTAGCCCCACCACCAGTAATAAATGTATGAATAGTTGGAATATTGGTTCCTACTGGATAAGTTAAAACTCCAGGGGAGTTTGGTTCTGTAATAAAACTTGCAACTAATACAGGTACATTATCCTGTGTTAGTGATGTTGTAGCAGTTGATATTCCTCCAGTTGCTGGTTGTTCTAATGCTTTCTTATAACCATTAATGTCTGATGCTTGTGAATATGCAAAGTAAAAACTTCTTCCAGCATTTCCACCATCTTTACCTTGTGCTCCTTGAGGTCCTTGTGGTCCAATTGCACCTTGAGCACCTTGAGGTCCTACCTGTTGTTCAAATGTAATGGTAGCAATACCAGAACCATTAGCAGTTGCAGTAACACCAGCACCTACAATATTCAATGCAGAAATACTATTTGCTGTTCCTACAAGTATTCCTTCATCATATATGGTAAGACCAGTAATAGCACCTGCTGGAGCAGCACTTACCCAATCAAGTCCTGTTCCTGTAGATGATAATACTTGTCCTAAACTTCCAGCATCATTGTTTTTATCATATAATACACCTCTAACCCTTAATCCACCATTAACATCTAAGTCAGTAGAAGCAACAGTAGTTCCTATACCAACCTTACCAGTAACATCTATTACTGTTTGTGATTCTGTATAAGAACTAATTCCTACTTTTAAATTTTTTTGCCTACCACTTAGATTTTTTGCCATTTTTAATTAAGAGTTTCCAGAACGCTTCCAACAAATTCTAAATTACTTCCATTACTACCAGATAAAATCAATGCATCACCACTTTCAAGAACAAGTTTTCCAGATAAAAGATTGGAAGTATCATTTCCAGAAATTGGAAAGTTTTTTGCTAATCTTGTGGTAACTGCTATTCCAGCAGTTGTTCTTTGATGAGATAATGTAATATCTTGTGATGTTGAACCTATATTTGCTACTTGTGCTAACAAAACAACTCCAGTATATCCAACAGGAGCTGTGTATATCCCAACTGGACTTGTTGATACTACTGTAGTTAGTGTCTTAAAGACATTTAATGCTAATGCCATTTTATTATTCTCCTCCTAGTGCTAAGATAAATGGGGTCATAGTTGAAAATAAACTTTTAGAATAAAATTTACCAGATATAGTTCCTGTTTGTTGGTTGACCACAACACCATCACCAATTCTAAAATTACCTGATTGATCTGTACTTGTAAAAACAACTAGACCACCATTTCTTCCATCAGTTTCATTTGCTTGAATTGCAACACCACCAGTAGAAGGAAGACAAGTTGCAATTGTTGTTCCTGAACCAATATATTCTAAAGAATGACCTGATGCTAATACCCTACTTTGTTTAAAGAATGGAACTGTTGTTCCAAGACCAACAGCATAAGGAACATTTTCATTTACTGTAATAGTACAAATCCCAGAAGAAATGGGTGTTGATGATTTAATAGCATAATAAGTTGGAACTAATGCAACAGTAGCTGTTGCAGTATTTATCCCACTATTAGGAGCACTAATTGTAATTGTTGGAGGAATGTTACTATATCCTCTTCCATTAGATACCATTTCAATTCCAGTCACAGAACCATTAGAAATACTTGCAACAGCAGTTGCACTTACTCCCCAAGATGTTGCTGGTGAAGAAATAGTAACTGTTGGTGTTGATGTATAACCTGTTCCCCCAGAACCAACTATAATATTATCTACTGTATAATATAAAGTTTCAAAATAAACTACTTGTCCATCATAAGGTCTAATAACATTAATTTTAGCAGTTCCACCAGATACATAAACTTGATTTGGAGTTGTTGATACTCCAACATTACAAGTAAATTGATTTAATGCTGGGATAGATTTAACCTCAAATACATATCCTTTATCACCTGAAGGATATGTTACAGAACCACCAATACCAGTACAAGTAAAATTTAATCCATTTAAAGTAACACCCATTCCAACACTAAAGTTGTGATTGGATGAAGTTGTAATAGTAATTAATCCTGTTGTATTGTTATAAACTGCAGTTGAAATGCCTAAAGTTGGAACATTTAAATCTAATACAAAAGTATCTGCATTTGCTGCTGCAGCACTGGTAATAATTCCTGTATATTTTCTTGGTCCTATGCCATCTGCAACAAGAGCATAATTACCAAAAGAAGAGTTTGAGTTTGTTAAATCACAAGCAGCACCAGAACCACAAAAAACAGCAGTATCATTACAAATTGTAAATAATGAAACTAACTGAGCATATCCTTCATTTGTAATTGAAACTCCAATACCACCTTGATTGTATTGTGTATAAGAGTCAAGAACCATAGATTTTAATGGTCCAATAGCATTATTACCATCAATCTTCAGACCAGTGCTATTAGGAATAAAGTTAGTGCAGTTCTGAACATAAGGAGATTGTGCAACATATCTAATAGCACTTGGATCAAAAGAAAAAATAGCACCAGTATTTGCTGCCCCAACAAAGGACATTTCAGCAATATAATTTCCAGCACCAACATAAAAAAGGTCTCCAGTATTTTGTGGAGTTATTGTAACTTCTCTTAAACTATCTCCTACAATGCTTACTTGGTCAGGTAAAGTTATTGGATTATTTTCTAAGTAAGTTCCAGCACTAACCTTAATAACTGTTCCTGCTGTTGCAATTCCAACTGCTCCTGAGATAGTTGCTTTTGCATCTCCAAGTTTTTTTCCTGTGTTTGTATCTGATCCGTCTCTTGTAACATATAAAATATTAGTAACAGTTGTTCCAGCACCTAATCTTACGATATCTGTGCCTATACCAGTTCTTTCTCTACGAGCATATAACTCTGCATCATAAGTGTTTAATCCCAGTTCTCCCAAAGGCAAGTCATTTACCGTTGGTCTCTTTCCAGGAACTGCAGATCGTTTAATTCTAATTATAGGTGCAGCCATTCATCCTCATAGTTGGTATATACCCTAAAGAACCCTTATATAAGAGTTCTAGTTATTTATTCAAAATCTCCTTCAGATTTTACTCCTCTTTTAGGTTTCTTCAATTTTTCATTTTCTGTAGTCAATTCACTTATTACAGATGATAAAGAAGTAATTTTAGCTTCATATATGATTACCTGATTAACAAATTCAGAAACCTTTTTTTGATATGTAGTTAACAAAGTTTGGTAATCAATATCATTCATCAGAAGGTTCCTGCATCTACAGTGATGTTATTCATAAATCTTTCTGAACCAGTACAAGAAATAACTTGTGAAGTTCCTGCACAATCAGTAACCCAAAGAGCACCAATTTCAACTGCAGCATATGCATTTGCAGTCAATACATTATTAGATTCAGAAACATCAGAAGAAATACCAATTCTTCCTGCACTGTCATCCCAGTAAACTGCTGCTTTCTTTGCTGCTCCATTATACCAGTTAAAGAGAATACCAATATCAATATTTAAATCTGTTGTTGGTGGGATTAATGTAGTTCCAGATTGAACTAATCCCAAATCAATCAAACTATCTTCAACTTTTAAGTTTGTGGTTTCTACTTCAGTAGTAGCACCTAAAACATAAAGATTGCCACTAACTGTTAAATTACTAGAAACACCTACATTTCCAGTTCCTGCAGAAAGTGTAATTGCAGTTACACCATCACTTGCTTGAATATCATTACCACCAACTTTAATATCACCAGCAAATGTAGTAAGAGTATTGCTACTTAAAGTAATATTTGTATTACCATCACTTGCTTGAATATCATTACCACCAACTTTAATATCACCAGCAAATGTAGTAAGAGTATTGCCACTTAAAGTAATATTTGTATTACCATCACTTGCTTGAATATCATTGCCATTAATCCTGAGGTCTCCTTCAACAGTAAGATTATTGGTTGATGGATTAAACTTTAATCCAGCATCAACCCTAATGGTTTCTCCTGTTGTAGTAGTAGAATTGCTAACAAATGGAACATAATAATCTGCATCTGTTGAAGTTGCAGTTGTATTAATTGTTGTTGCAGTTGTTGCAGTTCCAGCAATTGCTCCAACAAAACTTGAAGCAGTTATAATTCCAGAAAATATTGCATTATTCCATCTTTTCCCAGAACCACCTAAATTATAGGTTGCATCAGTATTTGGAAGAATATCTGAATTAACATCTGCAGCAAATACAACATTATCAGTATTGCTATCTCCAAGATTAATTGTTCCACCTTGGAAAGTTACATTACCAACAAAAGTAGAAATACCAGCAACACTTAAGTTTCCATTAATATTAACTGATTTTTCTACTCCTAATCCACCACCCAAAACCAATGAACCATTATTATATGCAGTTGAATCAACTGCACTACTAATAGTGGTGATGCCACTAATTAATACTTGTCCATCAGCACGAAGAACACCATCTACAATTAAATCTCCACCAATATCTGCTGTAGTTCCAACTCCCAAATAAGTAGCTTGTATACCAGCACCATTAACTGTAAGACCATTATTATCAACCACCAACCCATTGAATGTAGAAAGTCCAGTTACATAAAGATTTGCTCCAATATTAACTGATTTAGTTACTCCTAAACCACCTCTAATTTGAACTGCACCATTTGAATATGTAGTGGAATCTGTGGTGTCAGTAAAAGTAGTAATACCACTAAAAGATGGGTTGGAAATACTATTTGACCAACTTAGTACACCATTTCCATCATTAGATAAAATATTTCCAGATGCACCTTGGGTTCCTGGAAGAGTATAAGTTAAATCTCCAGCAAGATTATCTGGTGATTTTAATGCAATATAATTAGTACCATTATTTGTTCCTTCTACAACTTTTACTGAACTGCCAACAGATGCAGTTTCTTTGGTCCAGTATCTATGTGAACCAAAGAACTTGTTGTTGTTTGTGGTACTATCAATACCTACATAAAAATCATAACCATCTGTAGTAAGGGCTGGTTCACCTGCTCTAAGTCCTGGCAGATTTGCTAAAGCACCCCTTTTAAATTGAAGAATTGGTGCTGTCATTTTTTTTTTACTCTATTTTATTATTATTTATATGTTAAAAACTTCCTGCATCTAAATCAATCCTATTATCTAAATCAACATCTAATACATTTTCAAAATCTGTTGGAAGTCCAGGTTGAATAGTTTCTGTAGTTGCTGATGATGAAAGAACTTTATCTGGATTTACAAATTCATATTTTTGTGTTGTTGCATTGTACATCAACACATATTGATCATTTACATTAGTGGAATCTATATCTATAAGGTCTGATAGTTTGTTTGCCACGTTAACTAAAACCTCTGTTTCTAAATTGCTAAAAAGTTCTACTTCTACTTCTATTGTCATTATGATGCAGTTCCTTTTACTATAAGGGTTCCTTCTACAGCTTTTGTAGTTATTCCATTACTTGTAATAAGTAAGTCCCAAATATACCTACCAATTGGTATTTGTGATGTAGTAATTTTGGACATAGTTAATCTGACCACACCAGTATTATATGGAAATAATGGTGTAACTAAAAAGGTATAATAAGTATTTGCTGTATAATGTTTTCTTACTTTAGCTGTAAATGTGTAAGTATCTGTGCCAATTGCTGCACCATCAGTTTTTAATTTTAAAGAAGTGACAAAATCAGCACCTTTATCTATAGTTAAATTAACTGAGGATACTGCCATTGGTTTTTATTTTTATTTATAGATTAATATTTGGAGGATATCCTGCACTTATAAATGGGTATTTTCTTTGAGGACCCCAAACCAATCTTACTACACCAGCATAACCATTTGAACCAACAAGGTTGGCACCTGTTGCACTATTTGAAGCTGCTCCTCCTCCACCTCCATTTCTACCACCAACACCATTTTCTCCATTATAACCACTACCAGAACCTGCAGTTCCCCCTGAGTTTACTCCTCCAGCACCACCTGAAACAAAAGCACTCCCTTCAGGTCCAACTCCACCACCTCCATAACCTTTTCCAGTACCACTATATCCTGCTCCACCGCCACCACCTCCACCAACTCCTGCAGTACCATTAGCACCATTTGTATTCCCACCAGTTCCGCCAATTCCAGCATATCCACCAGCTCCTCCACCACCTCCAGCATTTGGATTTACTACAGGTTCGGTATCTCCTCCACCAGTTCCTCCACTGCCACCATTACCTCCTCCATAATTTGTAACACCAACACCTATACTATAAGTTCCACCATTTATTGGATTATCTCCTTCTGCAGGATCAAATCTAAAAATACCACCAAGTCCTCCATTTGCTTGTAAAAGAAGTGTTCCACTACCTATTGTTCCTCTAGTAATGGAACTAATTCCTCCATTTGCACCATCCCTAGTACTAGCACCTCCAGTACCTGCATCACCTACAGTTATAGTTAAAGTTTCTCCTGGATACACATTAAATTGTCCATAACATAAAGCACCTCCACCACCTCCTTGATTTCCTTGTTGTCTTCCTGGGTCTGCACCTGCACCTCCTCCTCCACCACCTATACAGACAGCAGAAATTTTGGTTACATTATATGGAACAGTAATTGTAGTAATACCAGACGAATATAAACTTTGCTTTGTATTATCATTATGAGACCCTGCGAGGATTGATATAACTGCCATAATTTATCTTATTCCTGCTCCAGAAATTACAAATACATTAGTTGCAACACAAACAAGAGTTGCAAGTCCTCTTTGTTCAAAAGTTGCTCCTGCTAATGTGATAGATGAACCTGCAATATATACAGTAACACCAGTAACTACAAATGTTTGATTTCCTGAAGTATTATTGAATAATGTAACATTAAATCCTGTAGATAATCCTGTAGGAATAGTCCAAACAGCACTTGCACCACTATTAGAAACAATTTTTCCATTATCACCAGATACTAAAGTATAATTTCCATTTTGAGTTGTTACTGCAAATCCTACTGCTGCAGAAGAAGTCCACTGAGTTCCAGTATTAGTAGATTGAAGAATTTGACCTGATGACCCTTGTTGTCCAAGGGAATCATAAAGTGCTCCAGTAATATATGCACTACCTTGAACTTGTAGTTTTTGTGTTGGATTTGTAGTTCCAATACCAAGATTTCCATCACCAGTAAGTATCATCTTATTGATGAGAGATGTACTCACTCCTACTTGCTCAAAAGTGCCATTAGTTTGTCCAGAACCAACAATAGTATCAAATCTAATTTCTCCTGCAGCTAAACGAATTCTATCTGGACCACTAACACCACCAACAATATTATAAGAATCGTTACCTTTAAACATTAAAAGTTCTGATCTTTGTCCTAATCCACTATAATCATATATTCTTTCACCAATATAGGTATGTGTATATTTTCTATATAGATTAATATCTTCATCTTCACCAAAAGCATTTACACCATCATTACAAGTTCCTCTAAAAGCAATATAATTTGACGTAGTGGAAATACCAACTCTTATATTACCATCAACTTGTGTGTCCCCAACAACTTGAAGTGTTGCTTGAGGATTTGTGGTTCCAATACCAAAATTTCCATTAACTGTTGCTGTTGATGAATTAAGGTCAAGAATTTTAGTATAAGTTCCACCAGAATTCTTCGGATTAAATGTAATTGAACCACTATTGGTTGAATTAAATATTCCAAAGATACCATCAGTTCCACCATTTGCAATAATATCTCCAGCAGCATCTGTAGTATTAGTAATATAAAGAGTGTTTCCTAGTGTGGTGATACCAGTTATATTTGCAGTACCAAATACGTGAAGTTTTGATGTTGGCGCAATTCCAATTCCCAAATTACCAGTAGAAGCATCATAAGCAAAAACTCTTGTGCTTGCTGCCTTAGCAGTTTGGTTACTTCCAAGTGCTCCAACCATTACTGGATAAAGAACTGATGTTGAAGTATCATCAATAGCATTAATTAAATTGGAAGGTCCTGGTGTACCTGCACCTTGAGGTCCTTGGAATCCTTGAGGTCCTGATGCACCTTGAGCACCTTGAGGTCCTTGAGGTCCTGATGCACCTTGGGCACCTTGTGGTCCTAATGCACCTTGGGCACCTTGTGGTCCTTGTGGTCCTGATGCACCTTGGGCACCTTGTGGTCCTTGTGGTCCTTGTGGTCCTCTTACTCCTTGAGGTCCTGGAACTATACTAGGATTTCCTGGGTCTCCTTGATATCCTTGAGCACCTTGAGGTCCTTGTGGTCCTGATGTACCTTGAGGTCCAATACCCTGTGGTCCTTGGAATCCTTGAGGTCCTCTTGCTCCTTGAGGTCCTGCAGTTCCTTGAACACCTTGAGGTCCTTGCAATCCTTGAGTACCTTGAGGTCCTTGGAATCCTTGAGCACCTTGAGGTCCTGCAGTTCCTTGATCACCTTGAGCACCTTGTGGTCCTTGAGGTCCTTGGAATCCTTGTGGTCCTTGTGGTCCTTGTAATCCAATCCCTTGAGGTCCTTGGTATCCTTGAGCACCTTGAGGTCCTTGAGGTCCCCTTGCACCTTGAGCACCTTGTGGTCCTTGTGGTCCTTGTGGTCCTATTGGCCCAACAATTCTACCTACATCTACCCAGTTGGTTCCATTATAAATCCATAAATCTCCAGTATCTACAGCAATTACACCATCTCCAGTTGACTGAGGATACCAAGGATATACAGAATCATTTGCAGTTAAAGTTGTGTGTGGTGCTGATGTTGTAACTGAAGGAACAGTTCCAACAATTCTAACAGATGTTCCTGCAACACCTTGAGCACCTTGTGGTCCTTGTGGTCCCCTTGCACCTTGAGCACCTTGTGGTCCTTGAGGTCCTTGGAATCCTTGTGCACCTTGTGGTCCTTGATAACCTTGAGGTCCTCCAATTCCCTGTGGTCCTTGTGCACCTTGTGGTCCTTGTGGTCCCTGGGGTCCTTGATATCCCTGAACACCTTGTGGTCCTTGGAATCCTTGATATCCTTGGGGTCCTTGAAGTCCTTGAGCACCTGCAGCTCCTTGTCCTTGTGGTCCTTGGAATCCTTGTGGTCCTTGGAATCCTTGTGGTCCCCTTGGTCCTTGTGGTCCTTGAACACCTTGAGGTCCTTGAACACCTTGAGGTCCTTGAAGTCCTTGGAATCCTTGATATCCTTGGAATCCCTGGAATCCTTGATATCCTTGTGCACCTTGTGCTCCTTGTGCACCTTGAGGTCCCTGGAATCCTTGAGGTCCTTGAGGTCCTTGAGGTCCTTGAGGTCCTTGGAATCCTTGATTACCTTGTGCGCCTTGAGGTCCTTGATATCCCTGAGGTCCCTGAGGTCCTCTTACTCCTTGAGGTCCCTGAAATCCTTGGAATCCTTGAGGTCCTTGAGGTCCTTGATATCCTTGAGGTCCTTGAACACCTTGAGGTCCTCTAACGCCTTGAGGTCCTTGAAGTCCTTGGAATCCTTGGAATCCTTGAGGTCCTTGAGCACCTGTTTGACCTGAAGCATATGACCAAACAAAACCTAATCCTGGTCCTAATGATTTTAAAAATTGGTCCTGAGTTGGAGCACCTACACTTCCAGTACTATCAATAATATCAGAGCTAATTCTAACTGTAGAAACTCCAATATCTAGTCCATATTGTGGATTTGTGCTACCAATACCCAATCTTTGAGTACTTGGAATGAATACTAATGTATTTGGAGCAATTTCAGTTATTGAAGAAATACCACCTGCTCTTTCTGTAGTAAATCCAAGATATCTTGGTCTAGAATCTGTGGGTTCTAGTACATCAGTAGCAGAATAAATTGTAATAGTAGCAATACCAAGTCCTGGTGATACTGTACCTGCAACACTAACGCCTGGACCTACAAAATTAAGTTGGGTAATGGAACCAATTCCAGCATTACCGCCAATTATATTTCCTTCATCTCTAACTGTTATTCCTTTTTCTACTATACCTGGAGGAATAGCTACCCAATACCTTTCTCCTGGGTATTCTTGTAAACTAACCAACATGTATTGGGAACCAACTGGTAAGTTGTTTCCTGGGGGGTCACCCAAATTTGGCTCAGCTTGATTTAAACCAAGATATTGATATCTATCTGCTGTTAATCTTGATTGAGGAGTTCTTATAACTCTTCTGCTTAAATACTTTGCCATGTTTGGGTTCCACTATCCCCCGTTATAAGGTTATTTATTACTGATTTAATGTTTCTAATATACTGATAGTATATTTCATATGAGTTTGATTTGCTTGATATCCTGCCAAACTTGAAGAAATACCGGCAATAAGAATACTATCAGTTTTAAGTGCTGTTCTTTCTAAAACTAATCTACCTTCCAATACAATTAATGAATCATTGGGAGGAACAGGTCCTCTATCAATAATTTCAGTTTTTGTGGTAGTTATACCTGTTTGACTTCTTGACTCTCTTTTGTGAGTAAAAGTTGCAGTACCAATTCCAGTTCCCCCAACATTAGCAATTTGAGCATATAAAACAATGCTGGTATATCCAGTTTTTGTTCTATATACTTCTTGTTCTGTAGTGCTTACTATACCAGTTCTGGTAACATAAGTATTTAATGGTTGTAGTGCCATAATAGGTTATTGTTGAAGTGCAATAATTAATGGGGTAACTTCTGCCTGCAAGCTCTTACTAAATGCTTGTCCACTAATAGTTCCAGTATTTTGATTGATAGTTATACCTTCACTAATTCTAAAGTTTCCTCCTTGATCTGTGCTTGTAAATGGAACTTTACCTCCATTTGTAGCAACAATTTGATTATCAGTTATTGGAACTGCGCCTTTGGAAGGAATAGCATTAACAATATTTATACCTGTACCAATATATTCAAAAGTAATAGAACTTGCAATGATTTTACTGGACTGGTAGAAATAAACAGTTGTTCCAACACCAAGAAGGTCTGGACGATCTGGTGAAGCATAAGTAATAAACTGATCAAATGTAACAGTTGTAGTTCCTCCAGCAGAAACAGTGGATGCTGATACTGGATTGAAGAAATATTTTTCCATTACTGCATGAGCAGTTGCTTGAGTTCCTGCTCCTGGAGGTGCAGCAATAGTTACTGTGGGAGGTGTTTCTGTATATCCAGTTCCAGAAATCAGAATAGTAACACCACCAATACTTCCATCCTCATTAATATTATCTTCAAAAACAGCAGCTTCTGCTGGAATAAAGAAATCAGAATCTTGGGGAAGGTCTATAACAACTTCTACTGGAATTGTTGGGTCATATCCAGAACCAGGGTCATCTATTACAATGCTGCTTACAAAATAATATTGAGTTCCAATAACTGCAATTTGTCCATCATAAGGTCTTTGTCCTTTTGGAAGAACTCTTTCTGGAACTGCCTGGGTTCCAATACCAATAATGCTTGTAATAATTCCAGCTCTTGATGTAATAAATGGTTTAATATTTGAAGAATATAATTTAGATTCATCTTTATATTGTGCAAATGAACCAACTCCAGATTGATAACTAACAGGAACATTAATATTTTGTGCAATATAAGTAGAAATTCCTGCAATATAACTTACTAAAGCAAGTTCTGCATCTTTTACATATCCAGAACTAAATCCAACTGGTGGTGGGGAAGTTTCTGGAAGATAAGTTAATGAACCATCTTCAGAATCTCTATATGCTAATCCTGCTTCAATAGAACTAATGTTTGAAAGAGTTAAAATATCAGAACATAAAGCATCAACAATAATTTTAGAATCCCTTCTGCAAATAGTTCTTCCAATTGGAGAACCACCATAATCAAAGTATGCTCCATCAATACCAAAGGGACCATTAGTACTTGTAATAAATCCTACTGCTTCTGAAGCAATAAAATCTTTATTTTCTCTTAATAAATCTACTGAATCAATAAATGCTTGAGATGCACCAACACCAACATTAATCACTAAACTATCAACATTATCTCCAGTTGGAGCAGTAGTAACTGTTCCTGTATATTGAAGTGGGGTTGCTCCATTTGATACCAATCCATAGTTACCAAAGGATGAGTTTGAGTTATTAAGGTCACAAACTCCACCACTATTACAGTATACTGCAGTATCACAGCAAATAGTGAACAGTGAAACTAACTGGGCATATCCAAAGTTGGTAATTGAAACCCCAATTCCACCTTGGTTATATTGAGTAAATGCATCTAGAACCATGGATTTAAATCCACCTGCTCTACTGCCATCAATTCTCATTCCAATACTATCTGGAACAAAGTTTGTGCAGTTCTGAACATAAGGTGACTGCCAGTTTTCTTCTGTACCATCAGCATATCCATATCCCATAGTTGGGAATGAAACCATAGCTTTTCCAGGATTGCTTGGTCCAACAAATGATTGTTGGGAAATATAACAACCTCTCTTAACATAATAAAGGTCTGTTGGGTCTTTTGTTGTAACAAGAGTTCTTCTTAAATCTTCTCCAACAACAGCAACTCTTTCATTAAGTTTAATTGGACCATCTTCTACATAAAGACCAGCATAAACTTTAATAGTATCTCCTGGTTGTGCTAAAGATGCTGCTTTCTTAATAGTTAAGAATGCATCTCCAGGACCAGTTCCTCCATTAAAATCACTTCCCAATTTATTAACAAACCATTCATTACCAATTCTTGGTCCTGGTGGTTGCCAAGTTAATTGTCCTGCTGGATAATTAACATTTGGTGCTACTGCTGGACCACCATCAATAATAGTAGTAACAATACCTACACAAGAATAAATTGCAGAAACTACATTAGAACATCCATTTGGATTTGTATTTGAATCTCCATCTGGTGCAAGTGTGGTATCAAATAATTGTGTAATACCCCTAATTGCAGGAGTTCTATTAATTCCGATTAAATTGCCAGGAGTAATTGCTTGAGTAATAATTGCAATAAAAGTTGCAATTGCTGAGGCAACATTAGCACAATTTGTAGCACCATCTATAATTAAATTATTATTATAAACTTGGGTTCTTGTTGTTCCATATGTCCCACCCAAAAGAAGAACTGCATTTTCATTTCTCATCACATAGGTTGCTATATCTGCAACCCAATTATAAACTTCTATAGATTGTGCTTCTTCACCAGCAAGAAGAGTTGGATTATCAATATAAAACTTAGCAGCATCATATACTCTATCATTTCCAGTGTATCTTAAGTTATAAATGATAGCATCTAATATTAAGAGAACATCATCAACACATCTTTGATTTCCAGTTGGAATTACAAATGATGGATTATCAGCAAGCATCCTACCAACTGCTATTTCAGCAATGAAGGTCTTGTTTACTTCAATTAAATTGGAAGCATCATAGAACCTACCAAAGTATGGACCATACTGATAAGATGTTGGGAACTGTACATTATTGATGATGTACCTAGCCATTGAGGCAATGGTACTAATTCCAGCAACTGCTGCTGTTTTTACATATCCAGCAGAAAGACCTGATGGAATTGATGGAGAATCATTTAAGTATTGTAGTGCTCCATTATTATAAGATAATCCAGCACCTACTGACTGAGAGTTTCCTCCTCTAGAAATATCAAAAGCAATGGCATCAACAATTAATCCAACATCCCTCTTACATTTTGCTCTTCCTGTTTGAATACCTGTAGGACCAAAACCATAATCAAAATTAACTCCATTTGTGCCAAATGGACCATATCTACTTGTTATAAATCCTACAACTTCTTCTGCAATATAATCTTTGTTTCTTACTAACAGATTTGCAGCATCTAAAAATCTTCCACTGATTCCAAGTGCCTGAGAACCAAGTACAGAATATGCATATCCTACATTATTATTAGAATCTAATACTTCTCCCCTAACTCTTAAATCCCCAGCAACATCTAAAGTTCTTGTTGGAAGTGTTGTTCCAATACCTACAATTGGATGAATATTTTTAAGGAAAACATTTTCATTTGAAGTTACTGATGTAACACCAAGATTTTGGAATGTTGCTAAGGTTGCACCAATACCAACATCTAATAATGCAGTGGTTGTAATTCCTGTAACAAGTAATTGATTTATTTCGGATACTATTACTTTTTCTCTTCCAATAGTAGCAATACCAATAGTTGCCACACCAACCCATGCATTGGTAATTGTAGCAAAACCAATAGTAGAAACTCCTACATACTCATTGGTAATTGTGGCAAAACCAATGGTAGAAACTCCTACATACTCATTGGTAATTGTGGCAAATCCAATAGTTGCTACACCAACCCATGCATTGGTAATAGTAGCAAAACCAATAGTAGAAATTCCTACAAATTCATTCGTAATAGTAGCATATCCAACTACTCTTAAATTGCCATTAATATCTACATTATAGTTTGGAGATAATGTATTGACTCCAATATATCCATAGTTATTAATAACTACATTAGAATTAGAACCTTTTGCTTTAAATTGAAATCCTGTTACTGGATATTCTGTTCCTATACCTACAGAACCAACTCCAGTAATGACAACATAATCAGAAGAACCAGCACCTACAAACTCAAAATCTTGTTTTGGATTGACTGTACCAACACCAAAAGAACCAATACCAGTAACAACTACGGCATTTGATGCTTGTCCATTAACTTGGAAAACTTGTGTTGGATTTGTGGTTCCAATACCTATAGCATCAGAAACAACAGCAGTTCCTATTACATCAAGGCGTTGAGTTGGTGTTGTGGTCCCTACACCGACTCTATTTTCTACTAAAACATCATCTTCAACTCTTACATTACCAGCAACATCAAGTAAATACTCACCTGTGGTTTTACCAACAGAAACAGTTTGATTTAATACATCTGCATATACAGTGTCTGATCCTACTCTTAGACCAGTTTTAACTCTAAAAAAAGTATCTTCTGAAGGCATTGGGTTCCACTATCCCCCGTTTATAAGATTATTTATACAGTCCTCATAATAAAGGCAAGTGCATAGTATGGAGGAAGGTTTTTATCCGTTGCTGGGAAACCTTCTGTTGAAATTGTTGTTCCAACTGTGATTCCAGTCGAAGCAAGTCCAGTATCAATAGTTCCTCTACTTCCATTACCACCACTAAAACTAGCACCATTGGTATTTCCATTGGTCAAATTTGTCCTGTGGAAGTGTCCAGGATCACTAACACTTGAAGTTGCAGTATGACTGTGAGATACTAGGGTTGCATCAGCACTACCACCAATTGCTCCAACAGCATAACTACTACCAGCACCAACAAGGAATCTATCTTGTAAGTTTGGTGTCCCATTATTACCATCACAAATTGCCCATCCTGTTGGAATACTTACAACAGAACCAGACCACATAATAATTCCACCAACTGGAATAGTTCCATTCCCAACAAATGTTGTTGCTGTAGCAATTCCAGTTACATTAACACCAGAATTTAATGCAGTAGCACCAGTAACAGTTAAATCTCCATTAAGCTGGGTATTTTTATTTAAATTGATTGTATTTCCATTGGAAGAAATATTTGAAACAGTTAAAGAATTAATACCTACTAATGCTGTAGTAGCATCAATACTAATATTAACTTTTAAAGTATTAACTGTTAAATCATCTAAAGATGAAACAGTTGATGGGGAAGTTCCTATAGAAAGTCCATTAGATACTAAGATTTCTTCACCAGTTGTAGCATCATATTTTTTACGACCAATAAAGAATTCTCCATTACTATTCATTCCAGTATAAACTACTAATCCTCCATCAGAAGGCAATGCTTGTGAAATTAAAGTTTCATCATTTGTCAATACCTTACTTTGATTAGTAGGCATACCAGTTGAATAGTTACCTGGACCAAATCCAGTGTATTCAAATGTATGACCTGATGCTCTAAGAATAGAGTTTCTCCTTAGTTCAACAGCAGCAACTTTAAGTCTTCTAACTGCAGTTGCATTAAGGTGAGTAGTAGGAATTGTTCCAAGTACTCCTCTCTTAACATTAATAGTAGTAGAAGTAGTGCTAGTAACACTATTCTTACTAGTAATCAACATAATTTCATCTTCAATTTGAATGAAATCTCCTTTATGAAATGCAATTGCTGGTGTAATTGGAAAAGATGTTACTGTAGGATCTGTTGCAATTGCAGTACTATTAACTTTTGCAACAACACCATCAGTAAGAGCAAATTGTCTAGTTGAAATATTTTCTGAAGTAGAATTTGTATTTTTAACTTGAGATGTCAAACCTGAATGATAAACATAATCTCCTGCTAAAACACCTGTTGTAACTACATCACCCCTTACTGTAAAAGTATTAACATCAACTTTACTCACAACAGTGAATACTGTATCAATAACAGGTCCTGCTGCTGTTTGGAATTTTACTTTATTTCCTGGAAGATATGGTTGATTTGAGTTTCCATCATTTGTAGTAATAATTGTACTAATATTTGTAGTTAAATTATATGAACATGAAGCAATATTTTGTTTTGGTATAGAACAAAGTACTACAGCAGGAGATGAAGTTTCTGTTACACCAAAAGAATTTTCATATACAATTGTATTAGTAGTAATTGAAGTAATTGGGAAAACTCCATTATTTTCTGGATATCTAGACCCTAATACTTGAACACATCCCAATACTGCTGGTGTCAATATATCAACTACACAAGTAGTGGCATTAGTAGAACCTGGAATTCCTTTTACTGATAATGTGTCTCCAACTGCATATCCAGAACCTGTATTAGTAATTACTATTCCAGTTACTACATTTCCTGCAACTGTGACTCTTGCTGTTGCACTTTCTCCAGAACCACCACAAAGAGGAACATCAAAATAAGTTCCATTATCATATCCAGAACCAGATACTATAGTAGTAACATGTGAAACTCCATGTAACTGATGATTTGTCTGGGTGGTTAAAGTAGAAGTGCTTCCTGATTGTGATATAGAAGAAACTTCAATCCCACCATTAAAGTCTTTGAGGTATTGAATAAGAGATTCTTTAGTTGAACTTAAAGATGAATCACTTATATCAACCTTACCAATAGTGCTTCTTGATGCTGCACTTACCGATGATTCTGGGTCAGAATTTAAATTATCATAATCAACCTTTGGGTAAATGTTGTTTAGATTTTGTGATAATTTATAATCATTAGTATTAAATGGAGATACTGATGGTACATTTTTAAATGTATTCAATTCTACATGATAAACACCATCATAAGCATTTTGTACATACTTTTGAATAGTTTTAATCTTATAAATTTGATTACTATTTGAGGTTGATTCTGTTGTAAAGTATGGTACATCATTACCAATTTGTCTATTTCCACTTAGAATTGTGTATGGAGCAAATCTAAAGGTATCAGAAACACAATTTCTAGTATTCAACCATGATGGGGTTGAGGATGTAACTGTACTTATAGAACCTGGATTTCTATCAATATTGTAAGTAAAGTGAATATCACTAACAACACTTGCAACTTCAAAACTACCATTAAATCCTACGCCAGTTCCAAGTCCTACTGCACTTGGTTCATTAGAACTCTTGAGATCGTAAATATTAACTTTATTTCCTGCTTTTAATCCATGAGGACTACTTGTAACAATATGTGCTGTTGTTGTCAATCCTACTGTAGAAGTCCATCCATCTATAACAATTCCCTTATTTCTAACTAATTTTAATACATCAGTACCACCTGTTAATGCTATTTCGGAATTGCCAGTGTTTCCTGCAGCATATGAAGAATCTAAAATTGTTGAAGATTTTTGAAGAATAAACCCTGGGGATAATTCTGAAGCATTTTCTGATTCTTTTGGAATTACTACTCTCAATCTATAAATTTTATCTTCTAATACTCTTGAATCAATTCCTCTCTTAATATAACAAATTGGATTTACCTTTCCAATCAATCCATCACGAAATACTGTATTTGTTTGAATAGCAAGATACCAATTGCTATTAGTAGCATCCCATTGCAATGGACTTCCTGGATCTCCTGGAAGAGCATCTGCAACCTGAACCACTAGTTTTAAATTATTTGTTGGTGTTAATCCAATTTGGTTTTTAATATCAACAAGAGTAACTGAATTTACATTATCAGAAATAGTTAATGTTGTTGATGTCTTATTATTAGAATTGACATAATATACTTTATCTGGGTCTAATCCATCTGGAAGAATACCATTTGAAGAAATAATTCTTACTGCTTGTTTTGTAACAATATTAGTAATGTTTCCATCAACTGTAATAATATTGGTTGCTGGGTCTATAGCAGTAATGTTATAAGAAGTTTTATAACTAGGAACAATCAATGCAGATTGTTCTGTTGCATCTCCTTGATAATAAATTGTATCTGATTCTGCACCACCTATAGTATAATTTCTTATGGTTTTTGATGGAGGGGAAAAGAAATCAGTATATCCATTTAAATATACACTAGAACCAGAACCTACTGTGGTCAGTCCAACATTTATATTTAAATAATTTGCATTGTATTGATCTGTTAATACATCTTTTGGAGGAATAATGTGAGTAACAAATGCAAAGTCATCTTTTGGTAAGTTGTAATCCTTAAATCCTTTAGAAACTAAAGATAGTGCACCAAAGTTACTATTAGAGTTGGTGATACTTTGGTCACCACCAGTATATGCTAAAAATTGTTTTGAATATCCAATAGCAAAGATAGATACACACTGAATAAATGCATCATTAGATGCTTTTATATGTACACTTTCCCAATTTGGATTATAGACTGAATTTGGGTCTTGATGTAATGAAACTGATGAACCCAATTCTGATTGAGTTTTATATGTTCCACTTACTTCATCATATCTTACAAATGCTCTATCATCTCTTTGTAATGAAATACCAGTAAATTGAGCAGTTACCATGCTCTTGAATCCAGTTGCTTTGGAACCATCAGCATGAAGACCATTCATACCATAAACTGATTTTAAACTACAGTTAAAAACATAAGGAGAACTGGAATTAACAGTGTCGGAAAGAACTTTAACTGTTGCTTCACCAAATAATGGATTTTTTGTAGTTGGTGGAGAAGTTAATAAGTATGTAAATTGTGTTGGACTAACAACACTAGATACTATAAAAGAACCATTATATTGCTGTTCGTCTATTAAATTCCCTGTTCCAACGCCAGTAATTTGAATAGGAGTAAGAGCACTTAAATTATGATCTGTTTGTGTTGTTACTGTAATGGTGGAACTTGTTGGTCCAGTTAGTCCACCAGAAATAATTGCAGAAATATTTACAAAACCTTGTCCTAAATCCCCAACAATTTTATTTTCTTCTGTATTTGGTTCAAAGTCAGTAATTCCAACAATAGGTCTCCCTGATAAATTATCATATGCAGCACTTAATTTATAATAATAATTTTGTAAATCTGTATATGGTGATTTTGGTAAAATATTCTTACCATCAGCATATTCAAATGCTGTCAATTTATGGTGGGAATATGTAGGAGCAACTCTATTTGAGGAAGTATTATAAAAAACAGATGATGAAGGATTTCCATCATAGATTGAAAATCCAAAAACATATGATCCACCAGTTAATCTAAAAATAGCAGTACTTGGAACAGTATCATCATCTGGTTGTGGAATATATTTTGGACGTATTTTAGTCTTTCTTAAATCAGTAGCAACTAAAGATACTCCTTTAGGGACAATAACTCCACCTTCTGCACTATTATAAGGATAAAGATCATTATTTACATCAGTAATATCAAAATTTGATGCTACTGAAAATTGTATAATTGTTTTTTCTGCGCCATTCACATCCCTAATTACTGACCCATCATAATAATATCCAGGTCTATTATCAATATAGTGAGTTCCTGGAGAAATTAAAATTGTGGTTTGGTCAAATAAATCATTGTTAATACCAGGGACATAAGAAAACCTAGCAGCTTCTATTAAAGCTCTTTGGATTGTTTTAAATGGTCTGGTTCTTGAATTACCTCTATTCTCAATAGAATCTGTAGAATCTAACTCATTAGGATCTACATATATTGTATTGCCATTTAAATTTTTTAAAAAATTCTCTAATCTTGCTAAAGGCATTTCAGATTATCCTTCATTTGTACTTCTTCTGTCTTATTTATCAATAAATAGGATTATTAATATTTTTGAATAATGTCTATTAGTACTGAAACTCAAGCACTCCTTGACTTATATAATCAAAAACTTTCTTTAGATACTCAACAATTATCTCAGATTAATACAGTCCAGACTGGATATACAATTACTACAGGAATTGGATCAACTGACCAAATTAAAATCTGGGGTCCAACAGATGTAATAGCAAACTATAATCCTCCAATTGTAAAATTAGATAATAGAATTATTGAAATTAATGATCAAATTAATGTTTTACAGCAATTAGTTTTAGATATAGGAGAAGAAGCAAATGCTGTAGGTTGTGGAACTACTGCGTTTTTTATTGGATTTAGTACAGTTACTATTGTTAGTGACCAATTGAATTATAGAGGATATACATTTACTACCCCAAATCCATTTTCTGTAATTACTGGAACTTTAATCAATAGTAATTCTGGAATTGGCACAGAAGATTATATTACACAACCAGTACTTGGAGGGTATTTTGGTCCTATTGGTACAAATGGTATATGTGCTGGATATGCAACATCTATTACAAACTTAGAATCACAAATTACAACTTTACAAAATGAAAGAAATCCATTAATAGAAAAAGTTAATTTTTTAAAAGCAGGAAGGTCACAATATGAACTACAAAATTATGGATTGGAACAATCAAAAGTACAAGTAAATAGTGCCATTAGTGTTAGTAATTCAATTGTAGGATTTCTCCAAGACCCTGCAAATGCAGAATGGTTATAAAAACCCTACAGGCAATTTTTACCTGGAGATTTTTCGAGGGTATTTTTGGAATAAAAAGTTGATTTTAGTTTTGGGTCTTTTTATTTTTACCTCTGTAAGTTTCTGTTTGTGCATGACAGTTGGGACAAAGTAATCTCAAATTTTCTAATCTATTATCAGTATGAATGCCATTAATATGATCTAATTCAATAGGAGTTAATTGTCCCATCCACTCTGTTATACCACAACACTCACACTTATGTTGTTTAAGACCTTCTATGATAAGACGCTGCTTAAGTTTATGAGATGGATATGTATATTCTCTATCATCAACTAAGAGTGTTTCTAATGATTTTTTGTTCCAATTATGTGTTTTACCTTTTAGGTGACCTTGGCCAGTAAAATGAGAATCATCAAGATTTAAAGTTTTTATTCTTTTTTGAGAAACTTTATAATTTCCACCTGCTTCTTTTAAATTGAGTTTGGATAAAACTTGTCTAATACTTGTGGAGGTTCTGACTGCTTCTATAAACTGCTCATCAGTATAAGTTCTTGGTTTTGCCATAATGGTATAGGTAAAGGTATTATTATTTATATACCTTTACCTTTTAATAGGAGTGAGTGGATTCGAACCACCGCTGGAAACATTTTAAGTGTTCTGTCTCTTCCGCTGGACTACACTCCCAAATTTAGGGAGAGTAATAACTCTCCCAATTAGCACATTTAAAGGAGGTATTACTCCCCTAAAACCTTCACACGGACCAAAATATTATACCAAAACCTTACCACTAAGTCAACCTTCATAGACCAACTCACCACGAAGTTCTGCAAGTTTTGCCTGAGCAAATGCTTCAACACAAGTCCAATAGGTTTCACCACTCACAAGGTTACCATCAGTAAAATGAGCAGCAGTATCTTCTTGCAGTCCTTTCAGTTCATCCAGTTGGTCACGATCAATTTGCATTTGATTACAGGGGTTGCTTACCTGTTCATTCTAGCATCAGGGGCAGCAGTTTTCAAGTTTGGTGGACAGTTCCTGAACTGTCTGCTTGAGGGTATTGATTTGCTCTTGTTGTTCTTTGATTGCTTCTACAAGAACTGCAGTAAGGTTCTGATAATGAAGGACTTTAATTCCTTCTGTATTTTCTTGAACTAAATCTGGTATTACTTGTTCTACTTCCTGAGCAATCATTCCAATTTGATGAACTTCATAATCAGTTCTATCATACTCTACACCCCTCAGTTGCAAAACTTTGTCCAATGAATTTTCAAGTGGTTTTATATTAGTTTTTAATTTAATATCAGATGTTGTTTGTATTGGTAATCCATGATACTTCCAAACCCCAGATAAATTACCATTTATAGAAGATAAACCAAAACTTGGTGCTGCACTATTATGGGCTGGTTCTGCATTTGCTTGTCCACCAAGACCAGTTTTAAATCCAAACAAATGTTCTAATCCTGAAATAACATGAGCACCAATTCCATTATGAAGTCCTATTTGATTTGTGATTGCAAGGTGATTATTAATACCAAAAGTTTGTAAACTAAATGGAACTGTTGGGTCCATAGAAGGCCAAAGGTCCACACCAGCAATAGGAGGAGCACCTGCTAATCCTACTTGAATAGATTCTGTTTGTATAGTATTAATGTGTGCCATAGTTTAAAAATAATCTGGAAATAAATTTTGAAGTAAAATATCCGTAAAATCAGATAGACTTGTAGGAATCAATTTTGTTTGTGGTTCACTAATGTTAACACTACTACCTCTAATATTGAGACTTCCCCTACTATGAATTGCCATTCTGGTTCTTGCACCAATAGCAACAACAGATCCATCAATTCTTGCAGTATCACCTGCTTCCATTTTTAAGTTTCCATTAGATCTAATTACAAAATCTTGGTCACTTCCAGTGGATTCAAATCTAATAGATCTGGCAGATAAAGTTATTTCTCCTCCTCCAGCATCTAATCTAATGTTATTTGCCTTAATTCCTAAACCTTCTTTACACTGACTGATGATATTATCTTTATGTTTTCCTGTAGATTGACCTTGGATTTCAAATCCACCATCCTCATATAACTTTATACAAGCATTTGAGGTTGCATGAAGTTCTATTTGTCTTTTTCTTGCTACATTATCATCTGTTCCAATAAAAATTGTACCAGCACCAGCATCATTTAATACATATCCAGTTTTTGGTTCAGGCATGATCTTCAGCACAAAGTACTACTTTATTAATCTTATTCATATTAGTTTCTACAGAAACTGGTTCAACAGGTTTAAAGTTTAGGATTGGTTGGAGAATTGCACCTTCACCATCTTCAGTATTTATTGATAGTTCTGGAAACACTTTAATTGCAGAACCTGGATTGATAATCTTAGTCCCAATAATTCTCCCATCTAGATCTACAGTAGGATAAATCTCAACATCACTATTGCAAGCAATATCAGTAATCAAATCAGTAGATGCATACCCAACACCAGTATTGAGAATATTAATACCAACAATATATCCAATAACCTCAGAACCACTTTCATCAACTGGATTTGTAGTACAAGGAGTAGTAATTGAACTTGGACCAAGATATCCAGAACCTGAAGATTCTATGGTTATTGAAGTAACTTGTCCATCAGTAACAGTAGTAGTTGCCACAGCACCAGTTCCATTGCCACAAGGATCTTCAATAGAAACATATGGAGGAGATGCGTATCCAGTTCCAGAATTTTGAATATTAATTCCCATCAACTGACCTAGTGCATCAACAACTGCTAATCCAGTTGCACCAGAACCTCCACCACCAAAGAATTGAATAGTAGGCAATCCACAATCTAAATTAATTGCATCACAATAACCATAGGTAGCAGATAAGTATGAGTAAGGAACATCAGAACTTCCTGCACCAGTAATACCAAGCCACTGTTCTGCTGCCTTTTTACCTTCATCAATTGCTGTACTTGGATAGTTAAGTGTTTTTTGAAACCCATCTATTGTTTCTTGTGGAATGTATCCCTTATTCATTTGATAATCTAATGCTTCTTTACATTCAGAACCTTCACAACTTAAGAATGAAAGTGCCTGATTTGCATAACTTATTGCCAAAGAAGTATAGTTAGCAATTTGTCCTAATACTGGACTTAAGTTAGATGAAATCTCTTCAAGTACTGGAGCAAGTGCATTACTAACTTCATTAGTAATTGTAGACATAATACTTCCTACAAATGCTTCTGCTGCACAAATAGGTATACTTGAAACTGCACCAACTAATTGGGTAAGGAAATTAAAAACAAATTCTCCAAGTTTTTGTTTAATTTTGTCAAATACACACCAAATACTATCTACAATTTTATCAGTAGCAAGTTGTTGAAATAGTTTAAAATCTTTAGGAAGAAGTTTATCTATTGCAGTCTTTAACCATTTATAAATTTTTCCAATAATTTTATCTCTCCAGAATTTCATATATTCACTAAACAAATCCGATATTGCTATAGCAACTTTTTGCACCAATCCAGGAATATCTTGAATTGTATTTAAAACTGGATCAATAAATTCATTTTGTACTTGCTGTACAGTTCTTAAAACTTTAATAAAATCTCTTAATGCTTTTATTATTTTTGAGTATGTACTTTTTGAACTTTTACAAGTTGGTGGTACTGATAGCACAAAACATGCTTCATGTTTGCCACTACCAACTGCTGTTGCTTGTTTTCCTACAGTATCTTCTCCTTCTACTTTCCCTGAAGAATCTGGAATGCCACTGCTACTTTTTGATGGTTTTCCAGTTTTTGAATTTTTATTATTTGGATTTTTTATTGAATCTTTTTTTGCTTTGAATGGTTTAAACCCATCAGTACCTTTATTAAATCCATTAGGATGTTCAATTTTATAACCAGAAAATAGTCCTCCAATAATCACAGGTTGTTGTCCATTATCACCATCCATAAAGAAACCAACAACAGTTTCTCCACCTCTACTATTAAAACTTGCTCCAGTTCCTCCTTCTCCACATCCAAATTGAAGGGGAACTAATACATGAGCCCAAGGCAATTCATTATCAGTAATTACACTTGCAGCATCAGGATGATACCCTATAATTCTAACTTTGGCTTTGTATCCATCATCATCAAACCATTTATATTGAGTACATAAACCAATAAACCATCTAAAAGATTCCTTACCTAAAAAGTTAGGACTAATTAGGGACTGTTCAAGCATCATACGTCATATACCCTACATTCTGGAGCATTTGGATTTGAATCACAAAATAATTCCAAAGTATTTGGATCATGGTCATCCTCTGGATGATTGTTATGATATCTTTCAAGGGAATCCAATTCATCTTCTATATGTCTACGTCTTTGAGATGATATCATCGGATTATTTAGTTCATCTTGCACTCTTTTTATGTGTCCATTAATAGTATTCATTGTGGTGGTTCTCCATAAGAATCTTTAATTAATTTAAGTGCTGTCCATCCTTTATGTTGCCCCTGTTCAAATAAATGAGACAATTCTTTAATTAAATAATGCCCAGATTTTTGCCCATCTTTTGTTCCTTTTTTGCCAGATTCTTTAGTAATATATCCAAAGTTTAATTCAATTAAATTACCAACAGTCAATTTTAAATTTAGTGGTACAGTTATATTTAAGCTCTGAGAAAATGCTAAATTATATCTTGCAACTGATTGTGCCTGATAATATAAAGTATTGTCCTTAGAACCATTTGGTGCTGCTGGAGGATTTGGTGAGTCATTTGCTGGGTCTGCATTAAAGTTATCCAAAATCCTAACCATTAATCTTGAAGGATGATCCTTTGAATCCAATCCCAAAGGAATTTGTGGAGGCGTATTTGATTTAGAGGCATGAGACATTAAAGGATAACTTTCTTTTAATGTATAATTATAAACATTAAATTTTCTTGCATTAATATCAAAGAAATAATTTTTACTGGAATACATACCAATTCTCAGATTTTCCATGATGTTTACATTCTTTTCAAAAACTGGCATACTACTTATTCTAAAGTTAGAATCAATACTTGCTGGTGATGGTGCTTGTTCTGTATAAAAATATGTAGCAATACCAACTTTATTTGTAGTATTTAATTTAAATCCACTAAACAAAGAATCTACACTTCTAAAATTAAATCCATTTTTGTTTTGATAAAAAAGAAATCCAGCAGTTCCTTTTTCTGGAGTTGATTTAGAAAGTGAATTTTTGGGAATTGCTTTTGGACATAACCAAGTCAATACTGTAAAAGGTCTTTTAATATTACCATAAAATACATAATTATTTGCAGTGTCTTCTATATTTTCTTTCTTTAAATTAGCATTATCTTTATTTTCATATAATACTTTCTTCAATATATCATATGCAGTTTGTCCAATAGTATTTTTATATTTACCTATAACTCTTGAAGTTTCATTCATAAAAACTTCAGCAGGACATAAATCTATAGTGAATACTTCTTTAGTAGATTGTGTTGTTGAACCATGAACTTTGTAAATGTAATAAGTATTTTTTGTCTCATCTAAAGTTATAGTTTCTTTTGTTGCTGGGTGTTCTATTACTAAACTTACTCTTTCCCCACCTCTAATACCTTCTCTACCTTGTTCTTTATTTGGTAATGAATTTAAAATACCACTACTATCAACAAGAGTCATAGTAATAAAAATAGAAGGAGAAAATAAATCTTCAAAATATTGGATAGAAGATATACAGTTAATTAAATCAAAAGGATCTCCACCACCAAGAGGTTCTACAAGAAATTTTGTTATTTTATAATTAAAATATGACTCTGACATTATTATACGGTATTAAGGAGAACTCTCTTATAAAAACTATTTAACAGGTCTTGCTCTGATGGTCCTGATAACATCATCATTTCTCCCCCTCCACCTTGCATCATTTGTGGTTGTTGATTTTGAACTGGGAATGGAACAACTTGACCTCCTGTATATGCACTTGGAGAATACCTTGTATATTGATTGATAGATGGAACTCCAGTCAATAAAGACTTAACTTCTGTATAATTTAAGTATTTTGTTTGTTCCCTATCTTCAACAAATCCAACATGAACATGAGGAGCATTATTGGCTACTCCACTTTTTCCAATAAAATCTCCAGCATTTATTTTAATATTAGATTTATTTTTTAAATTAGCAGCAAGTTCATATAAATGTGTAGCATAAAAATAATTTACTTGCTTTCCAGCGTACATAAATGGTTTATCTAATTTAATTCTAACACTATGCTGATCTTGCTTACCTGGCATAAGTGGATTTGCATCTTGTCCCATCTGCCTCACATGACCTTTTTCTGCATATTCCAATGTACCACTAATTGGAGAAACTACATTTGATCCAACTGGAGTAGATATGTCCAACCCAGTATCAGCAGCATATCCACCTGTATTTCTTGCTATATTTTGAGATGGAACTGGATTAACTATTCCAGTTGGTGATGGAGATACTGGACCATTTCCCCCTGGAGTAATTGGAAGAATTGGTGATGGGGGAGGTGTTTGGTTGTATACTAATGCAAATAATTTAAACTTATTAATAGTTTTTTCATACTTATCCAAACTCTTGGAGAATGGTTTTAATCCACCACCTTCAGAATTCTTCTTATTAGCACCAGTAATCATATCTGCAAGACCACCACCAAGAAAACTTCCAATTATATTTCCAACTACAAATCCAACTCCAGGAATAGGAATAAGTGCTTGACCTATTACACCACCAAGCAATCCTCCAACAAGTGCTGCCCCTGCTCCAACTCCTGCTTGTAGATTAGTTTGTCCACTTTCTTTTCTATCTTGAAAATCAAGTCCAGCAAAAGCAATATCTAAAATTGGAGCAAATCTACCAACACTTTTAAGTAATCCTCCTGCCACTTTCTCTGTTCCTTTTGCTGCTGCTTTTCCTGCTGTTCTTTCTACTACTCTTTCTCCAACTCCTTCTACTGTTCTTGTAAGGTTTCTATATTCTTTTGCAGTTTTTACAGAATACCCACCACCTCTCACTAATGCTCTTTGTGCTGCCTCTTCTGCGCTCAATCCTGCTTTTCTATACCTATCAAAATTCTTTAGGGCAGCCTCTTCACCTTTGGTAAGATTTTTACTTTTAGAAAGTTTCTTAATTAAATCTTCATATCCTTTTCCAACTCCAACAGATTTTAATGCACTCTTTGCTCCAAACTTTAAAAGTTTAGGACCAAATATTAT